GGTAGGTGTAGGCAAAGAACTCAAAGTCGCGATCGACCATCACCCGGTGCCGGCGCTCGGCGCGGGCAGCCGGCGAAGGATCGAGGCCAACCGAACGTGCCTCGGCCTCCGCACGAGCCGATCGTGCGATCTCCTCCAGTTCGAGGAGAAAGTCTTTTTCGGTAGTTTGGTTATTTGCCATCTTGCTCGAACATCACCAGCATGAGCGCAAGCAGGCCGGCATCGCCGAATTCGGACAACACCTGGCGCAGCCTTCTAGCACACGCGTCGACCTTAAGGCGATCGGATTCCGGCAGCTCTGCGATGGCGCCCTTGAGGACGAGCCGTTCGATATCGTTAGCCATATGCCCTCGCCAGTTCCTGCCCAAATGGGCTGAGAATCTCGCCGAATGAGCCGGCATGCTGCGGATAGTTTTCGCGGATGAAGCTATCCAGACGCTTGAGCAAATCCATGGCGATCGCCAGCTTGTCAGCCTCGGGCATCATCGACTTGCCGGCTGCCTTGAGCTTGCTCACCGTATCGCCCAGTGTAGCCATCGCCTTAACGGCCTCGCTCGGATCTTCGAGGAGCGCCGTGCGCTCGAGGAGCGCCTCGCAGCGCATCAGCCCGGCGGCGATGATCCGCCCCATAGCCTGCTCGATGCCACCGCCGGCGACGATCAGAGATGCCGCCTGGAACTTGTCCCAGTCGTCACCATCTTCCTTCGCTGCGCGGAACCAGTTACGGGCCGTGGCATACGGCACGCCGGCCTTATCGGCAGCGGCTTCGAGCGGCAGACCGCCAATGTAGGCGGTGCGCAGCTTCATGCGTTCTTCCGGTGGGCGGGCCATCAGAGCACCAGCCAGACCAGAAACGGCTTAAGGAGCGCACTCCAAAGCCAAGGAAGTGCAGTTGTGATGATGCAGCCGAGAAGGAACCCAATAATCACCAGAATAACGAAGGCGCGGCCAAGATCAGGCATCATGACCACCCCGGAAACTTGGCCCGCATCCGCGCCACATCCATGCCGCGCTCGGTACATTGGGCTGCCTGTCCATCGAAGCGAATCAAACCCATCTCCTGCAGCCAGCCGAGGTCGGCGCGTACCAGGTCGGCGCTAGCAGCTACGCCATGTACCGTCTCCAGGGCGTTGCGCACCTGGGTGACCGTAGCCAGCGGATCAAAACTCAGCGTCGCCAGGATGGCGTTACGCCGGCGGTATTCAAGTTCGGTCATGCCAGGCCTTTCTGGGTGATCTGGGTCAGGATCGTACGTAGGATGGCGGACTGCCCCTCGTTCTCGCCGATCAGCTTGTTCAGCTTCTCATCGGTCTTCTTCTGGCTTTCATAGACCTGCGCCAGGTCGTGATGGGTCGGCGCCATTTCAGCTACCGTTTCCAGGTGCGTGATGCGGCCAGAATGGCCATCGATCTTGTCGGAGATGTCGTCTTCCAGCTTGCCGATCCGTTCGTTGGTCGCCTTATTCTTGTTGGCCAAATACATGTATAGAGCGACTCCCCAGGTGAGGATGAAGTTGGCAATAGCAAGTGTCATAGTGATTTCTTCGCGGCTCATTCTTTCAGTTCGCCTTTGACATTGAATGGGTTTGAGGCGTTAAAGCATCAAACACCAGCTTTTTCCATTCGCCTTGACTAAGACCGCGATCGTCGTTGTACACGTCGGTCATCGATTGATGCTTATGGCCGAGAAGCACCATCGTGTTGACTCCCTGGGTGCGATACAGCCGTTCGGATAGCGACCGGCGGGGATTAGATTACCGAGTCCAACAAGCGGCCAGCGCCTTGCGATCCTCAAGCGAATTCGGTACGCCGTCCAGCCAGTCCCGCTTCAGCACAACGTCAATCAACCCGATGTCTCTATAGTGAGCAACCAAGTCCATCATTGCTGTGAATGTCTCAACAGACACGTCATTGCTGATCGCCACTGTGCCGGTCCATACTGCGTTCTCGCTGACGTATGGAGTTCCAGACGGGAAGAAACTACGCGGCACGACGTTATGGGTCAAAATTTCACAGAACCCTTGCCCCTGAGAAATCTTCTCAAGAGTAATTGCGAAATCCTTAATGCGCGTTACATAATCCGCAGTCTCATACGCTGTTATGGAAGCGGAACGGTACATGTTATGGGTTAGAGAATTCTGCATCAGCGGGGCTTGACCGAGGCCGCAAAAAGCATGGGAGAAGTAGCACCCACCACCATAAAGCAATCGACCATGTCTGTACCCGGCTGCTTTCAGTGCCTTTGGACCGATCGGCTGACCGTCTGCATCTGCCGTCCAGTTCCCACTTCCTCCCGGATATACATAGAAGTCAGAGCTTTTCTTGTACTCCGCCCCCAGAGCTTCTACCGCTTGTTTCTGCCCCAGAAGCAAAGCGTAGGCTTGATCGTATGTCAGACCGGTCGGACCAACTACACCGTGAACGGTCATCTCCCACCCAGCTGCGACTAATTCATCCAGTTCGGTCTTAGACATTAGTGGCATGTTGCTATACAACTGGCGAGTAGAAGGCGTCATACCGACATTTGCCCCCATGACTGCCACTGAAGCAACAAGCCCACGATCTCGCATAATCGGGAAAGCGTAGTCATAGACCGACTTCAAGCCGTCATCGAACCCTATATGAAGCATCGGACGTTCGGTGGCTTGATATACACCAAGGATAGTGATGTCTGTGACTCCTCCCGCTCCTTCCTGATAGGCTTGAATTCGCAGTTTATTTAGGTAGGGGATTACATCAACCAAGTTCCCAGAGGGAACAAGTGAGCGCAGGTTATATTGAAGGGCAACAACCGCTTGTTGAGGCTCTGTCGAGATTGCCAAACCGCTTATGTACATGTCACCAGACACCCTGACCGCGCCAGCATCTGTGGCGTTAGAAGATGCCAGCGTCAGTTTTAAATGCGAACCGCCATTTGTTTGGTGAGGGGCGATGATGATTGTAATCGGCATCGAGAAATCAAGAACAGCTACATTTTGAAGATAATTTGTGTTGTTCTGTTTCACCGTGAATTCTGCAAAACTACCATTCACTGCAGCAGTCGTCAGTCGTACGGAACGCTGACCATACGGTGTTTTACCGACATTTCCGATTACTGTATTGAAAGCAGCTGCTTCTCCATTTGCCCCGACTGCAAAAGTCACAGACGTCGGATCAATTCCGTCGAAGAAATCCGTGACTCGACGAATGCGCTGAACATTGCCAACCGGGATGCGGTTAAATCCGGAAATTTCATTCCTCCTGGTGACACCGTTAGTGCGCGCCATCAGAGGCACCAGCGAATCATCACCAGACCCACTATCTACTGCGCCAAGCGTCGTCGGGGTGAGCTTTGGAACGCTGGGCATAGTTGGCAGGGCACCGGCCTGTTCCTGAATCATGCCAATATCAATCAGCGGCTGAGCATATTTGATTGATAAAGCTAATGGCATACCGACAGGATAGTCAACGCCGTTGTGCTTTAGGCCAGGCTTGAGTACAACATATCGATTAACGGTCGTCATAGGTGTCGCTCTCGTAAAAGTCGGCTACGGCCTGGAGGCGGCCGCGGCAGGTGTCGTAGCTACGTTGTGCGCTGGCGATCCAGAGCCCGACATCGGTATCGGTGGCAAGGGAGTCATCGGCTGATACAGGCTGGCCGGCGGTTTCGGGCAAGGCTGGAGGCTGGAGGCCGGCAGTGCGGTTGAGCACCCCGACAGCAGCACTGCTAAGGCAAGGACGGCCAGTAGTGAGGCGGCGAATGGCATCTTCTTTCTCCTTCGTCAAAGTGGTCAGGGCAGTATCAGAAGCAGCAAGCTGGGCGCTCAGCACGTCGCCTCGCGCCATCGCGAGCGACAGGCGGGCGGCAGATTCATCAGCAGTCTTTGCTGCCTGTTCGGCGTGCTCGCGCTCCAGATCGGAAATCTTTCCACCCATCCGCCAACCCTCGACGGACCATCCGGCAGCAAAGAGTGCCGCAGCGATCACGGCCAGTATCGCTACCTTGATCTCAAGAGAGAGTGCGTTGAAATCAATCATTTCGCCGCTCCAAAGCTCAGTGCCTGGTTCGTGACCAGACGCAGAAAAGCGTTAAAAACCGGCAGGCCGAATGCCACTAGGGCATAAAAATTAACGGGCAACATCGGTTGCAGAAAATGCAGCTGAGACTCGGCCATCGAGAGCACTGCGACCAGCACGTTGAGAATCAGGGTTTTTGAGAGATACCAAGGTTTCATGCCGGAACCTCCATATTCGATTCAAGCCAAGGGGCCACATCAAATCCTGGGCAGGACTTGTAGACGTTGGGCAGGTCGCGATGACCGCAGATGGTGATACCGCGCTCGGTAGCTAGCTTTGAAACACCGAACCGGGTCAGTGGATTGTTGCGATCGGCCGGGCCATTGCGGCCAGTGATACGCGCCATTTCGGACGTCACCAGGTGCGCCAGCGTGGCCCACTGCTCAGCGGTGAACTTATCGATGCCAACCAGGCAGATGCCGATCGACTTCTGATTGAAGTTCTTCACGTGGGCGCCGATTTCATCGACATGCCGCCCTGTGAAAACCGCGCCGTTACGACCGATCACGTAGTGATAGCCGATCGCATGCAGGTCCGGGTTTTGCCGGGACATGAAGTTGCCATCCCGATGAAAACCGCGCTCGACATGCCACTGATCGATGGTCTGAGCCGGATTGCGATAGCTTGGCGTCCCCGGAACACCGCTACAGAGCGTGTTCTCGTTTGGGCTGGCCGAGCAGTGAATGATGATGAGATTGATTGGACGCATGCCCGCATATTCGCGCGCGCGCGAAAGCGGGTTAAGGCGGAAGCGCTTCCGGAGCTCAATAAAAAGCCCCGCACTGGGCGGGGCTGGTTGAGCGTTAAATCCTCAGTTCTTCTGAGGGAATATCTCTATATTGAACATGCCCAGTTCCTTGATAAAGCTAAGCCGGATCGCCTTGCCATCATGCACGAACTGCGTTTCATTGATCGCTGTCGGCTTCAGCTTGCGCTTTGGCAATTCCATAAGTCCGTTCATGACAGCCTTTGGCCCTTCTGTCCAATCCGGGAATATGTTTCTCACCACGATGAAAGTGATATTCATGTTGCCAATATTGGGGATGGCGCTATCGCGCACAGCAAAAAAACTGAGCGAGGCGCGGGATGCAGGCACGCCTGGCTCTCCCACTATTTCATAGATTGCTAAAGCCTTCGTCTGCTCCGAATTGCCCATGCGTCTAAACTCTCCGCTCGCCAGGCGAGAGTTTTCCATATTCGAAAAATACTCGTCGAGACCCTTCATAAGTTGGGCGTAAGTTTTACCAAGATTTGGGGTAAGCGGTTTAACAGGCTCGACCTTAGCAGCGGCTTCGGCCGGTGGTGCATTTTTTGCGTATTCATTGGCAATCAGGGAAAACGTGCCCCCAACAATGCTGCAGGCAGCAATGAAACCTCCGCCAAAGCGATAGATGCCAGACCACTGCTGGCTCTTTCCATAAACGGCGACACATACCCAGACACCGAAAAATGCAGCCAATCCAATCCATGCCCAGATCATTTCATTCCCCTCCAAACAAAATGCCCAACCTTAAAACAATCCCACCTGTCTGTCATCTTCTTCCGGCCCGAGGATGTTCCGGATGTGGCGCTCAGTCAGGCCGTGCTTGATAGCCAGTCGGGCATGCGTGGTACCGCTGGCCCGCTCGGCGCGGATCTGTTTATCGCGGGCAGCCTTCACGGCGATCTCGCCCTTGGGAATGTCGAAATGCGCCAGGCTGCCGTAGGCCTCCATCAGCATCACAGTAGCTTCATGGCCGATAATCTTGACGAGCGGATGATCCGGATCGAAGCGCTTCGGCACGTAGATCCGAATACCGCCATACGAACGCACCAGGGCGAGCGTCTTCTGCAGGCCGATCAGGCCGGCAATTTCCTGCAGGATTCCCGGCAGATAACGCGCCTCAATTTCCCCGACGATGCTCATCTCAGCCCCCATGCCGTTTCACAAATACCTCCAGCGCCTGGACGATCTTGTGCAGCTGCTCGCAGTCACAAAACTCCAGCGGCTGGTCGCAACCGCGCATCTGGCGGGCGATGCCTTCGACGTAGGCCTTGCTCATCACACCGACTCGGGGCGTCTGCAGGGCGCCGATCCGCTCGGCCAGCCGATAGATCTTCTTGGCGTATCTCTGGCGCTCGAGCGCCAGACGGAAGACGAACTTCCACTCGTCCTCCGGCTTACTGCCCTTGCCGATGCGGTTCAGGTGGCTCAGCACATCATCCAGTTCAGGCAGCGCCATCTCGGTCAGGCTGGCCTTGCCGACCACCTGCAGCTGCAGCGCATGGCGCTCATCGCGGCCAATGCCAAGCTTGCCGCAGGCCGTATTGATCGCCTTGATCCTGGACTGTTTCTTCAGCACGTTCATTGATCAAGATCCTCGTACGAGAAGCACTTGAAGAAAGCCTCGCAATACCCATCGACCGCAGCGCAGAAGACATGTACAGGCCACCAGGCAAGCGTCTGGTTACGTGGCCCGCGCAAGGGAAAGGCAGCTCGCTTGGCGGCCAGATTGAGCTGCGTCCAGGCTGTTTGTTGGGTCATCGTTAATTCCTCATTTAAACCATCTCTCGAAGCCCCTGTATTAACGGGGCTTGAAGCGAGGGTTTCGGAGTTAGCTGGTCACGGCATCCTTGAGAGCCTTGGCCGCCTTGAAGCCGGGCGACTTACCGGCTGGGATCAGAATGGCTTCGCCGGTCTTCGGATTGCGGCCTTCACGGGCTGCGCGTTCCTTGACGAAGAGCTTGCCGAGGCCAGGCAGCGTGACTTCGCCGCCTTCGCCCAGGGTGCTGCCAATGACATCGGCCGTAGATTTGAGAACAGCCTCAACAGCCTTGCGGGACTCGCCGGAGATGCTGGCAACTTTGGTGATCAGTTCAGATTGGTTCATGGTGATGCTTCCTTTCGGAGGGTTGAAAATCAGTTAAATGGGTCAGGCTTTACTTAGATAAGTCTTGGTTAAATCGCTTTTGATGCTGTGGCCACGGCGCCGTAACGCATTTGCCAGCTGGGCGCGGTCATGGTGGCTGTGCCCAGCCTGGCGCATCAGTCCGAAGTAGCTGTTGGCGGTTTCGAACAGATCCTCGCGAGCGACTTGGCGGGTACGGCGAAGCGCCTCGTTGAACGTGCGTCGGCGTAGGGTTCGGCGCCAAGGTTTAATAACTTGGCCAACAAAGTCAGTACCGCGCTCTATTGGCTGCAGGATGGTCTTTTTTGGATTGAGGCGTGCTGCCAGGCGCGCAGCCAGGAATGCTTCAATCTGCTCACGAGCTGCATTCAGCCACTGCGCCGATTCGTGCAACAACACGAAGTCGTCAACGTATCGGATGTAGTATTTGCAGCGCAGGCCATGCTTGACGAACTGGTCGAGCGCATCGAGATAGACATTGGCGAAAAACTGCGATGATAGATTCCCGATGGGAAGACCGAGCTGGGATGGCTGGTTGGTCAAACGCTTGTGCTCCGGAACTAAATCAAGCCTAGCCACGTGACCGCGATATTCAAAGTTCAGGCGCGGATCGTGGAACAAGATCGTTTCGGCCAGTTTCATCCAGAACGGCTCTGTTACCTGGGCGGCGATCAGATCACGGAGAATTCCCTTGTCGATGGCGACAAAGAAATTGGCCAGATCCAGCTTCAGGTAGTAAGCCGGCTTGCTCCAGTTCTGCGTGATGCTGCGGACCTTGGCTTCGAGTCGTTCTGCGGCGTATAGCGTGCCGCGGCCTGGGATACAGGCACAGCTGTCGGCGATGAAACGGGCGTAAAAGCGTGGGCCGATCTGGTTGTGCAGCAAGTGATGCACGATGCGATCGCGAAAATCAGCTGCCCAGACTTCCCGCGCCTTCGGCCTGGTGATGACGAAACACACCGATTTTCCGGGGGAGTAAGACCCGTCGGTCAGTTCCTGATGGAGTTGCCACAGGTTGCGCTCAAGATCCTGCTCGAATGCCAGAGCACTCCCTGTGTTTCGCTTGTGCTTCCGGCAATCCAGATAGGCACGAAGAAGCAACTCGAAGGAATAGTTGGATGAATCTGCTGACGGCACGGACTCGACACTCGGCCGAGAGGTTGTTGTTGTTCTGGTTGCCGTTGTTGAAGTTCTGGATGAACGCCGTTCATTCGCACTTTCTACGTCGCCTTGCCGAGCTTTCAGCGAGGAAACTGCACTAGACCTGACCAAGCTGCGGCCTGCGGTATCTGCGGTGTGCATGTCCGTGTCCTTGTGAGACAGGGGTGCGACCAGATTCATAATGCGCACGGTCATTGGAGCCTTGACCCCACTGAATCAGACGCGGTTGCTGACTTCTTCAGCCATCCACCTGCCTGGCCACCGATGGTGCTCGTCATTTCCATGCTGCTGGCCCATATCTTTCGCGAGATAAAGCCCTTGTCGAAACTGACGCGCATCATCAGAGAGACCACTTCCAAGCCGCGGAGAACGTTGCGGATATGGCTGCAACGCACCTCTCCACGGCTGGCATTGGCGTAGCCGATCTCAATCAGCAAATCCACGCATTCGTCGTGGACGCGCTTACCAAGGCTCTGCTTGAACGTGCGAGGCATGTTCAGCTGAACATCGGCAGCGAGGCTCAGAAGGTCGTAACCCTTCTTATATATCGGCAGGTTGGTGTGAATCATGGCTGAAGGACTAAAGGGTCAAAGGATTAAAGTGGAATCTCGCTGACGGCACGGACTCGACACTCGGCCGAGAGGTAGTTGAGGCTCTGGCCGCCGTAGCTGAAGTCCTGGATGAACGCCGCATCGCCATCCTTGGTTTTGGTCAGCGTCCAGTGGTAGTAATCCAACTCGAACTGATCACGCAGGCGCTCAAACAGGGTGATGCTCTGATGCCTGGTTGGCAGGTGGCTATGCATTTCCGGATTGATGCCTTCGGCATGCTTGACCGCTTTGTCGTACTTCATGCCGCGCTTCGGGTCGTCGATCCAGAGGACCAAATGTACAAGGCTGCTCTCATCACTGGACAGCGCGGTACCGGCGTAGATCGCTTCAAGGCAGGGCCACTTCTCGCCGACGTTGGGAATACCCTCTTTGGCCACCGGGCGCATGGCCTCGGCAATGGCGAAGGTGGCAAGCAATCCGGCCGGTGGTTGAGGATTGGCGAAAGTGACGTGAAGATTCTCGATATGCAGTTTCATAGTGATTTCTTAGTGAAGAATTGAAGGATTCAAGGACTAAAGTTGAATCAGCCTGACGGCACGGACTCGACACTCGGCCGAGAGGTAGATGTAGCCCTGGAGGCCGTTGAGGAAGAACTGGAAGAACGCCGTATCGCCACGTGGCAGAACAGTTGATGACTGGTACCAGGTAGCATCGAAGGCTTCGGGGGCGCCTTCCTTGAACGCCAGTTGTTTGGTTTGAGCAGGAAAGCCCGGGGTGTAGATCCAGCCCGCCGGCACGCTATTGGCGTTCTCACCATCGCGCCAGCTGCAATAGTTCGAGTAGGCAGTTGGCTTGAAATGGCGGTAGCCGAGCTCGAGCACGTCGCGCGATGGGATCAGCCAATCCTGGAAGCCATTGATGTTCAATTCAGCAATACGCTGGGCAGCTGGACTGGCGGCATCGATAAGGACTTGCATATTGGCGACGCAGTCATTGGGGCTTGCTGCACCCGTGACCGTTTTGCCCTTTGGCAGCAGGATCGAACTGATCTCGCCGAGTTTCTTCGGTGCCCAGATAACGCCCTTGTGGGTTCCATTAACGTTGATGACACCGCCGAAGAAGCCGCCTTCCTTGGCGGTACCGATGATGGGAGTAGATGATTTCATCACGCCACCTCCGCCAGAGCAGATTCAAACGGTGCGATGACGAAGTCTTCGCCCTGGCTAATGGCGATACCAGGAACATGAGCGACGGCTTCCGGCTCATTGAGGATGGCTTCCTTGTTAACCTCCTCCTTCTCGCGGATGAAGCGGCTCAGGCCGAGTCGACGCAATGCATCGAGCACGGCTTCTGCGCCAGTAATGCGGACGCTGGGCGGCCGGATGCGCCAGAGGATTTCGCCGGTAGTCAGCGCAGCAGTCTTGACCTTCCCGTTCTGCGTCAGCGAATCTCGGTTGGCTTCAGCCCACGTCTGCACACCTTGCGACAGCCCGTCAGCTTCGGCGCGCAGCGGATCAGCCATGGCTTCGTATCGAGCTTTGACGGTAGCCAATTCATCGTTCATGTTGGCTTGTATACGCGCCAGATCACGGCCTAGACTTCCGACACGGGCGATAGCTAATGCTGCCTGCTCACGGTTCTGCGGGACGGTGATGGTGACGGCGACTTGCTTGATGCGGTTTTTCTTGGGTGGCATGGGGCCTCCTATAGTTGGCAATAAACAATTTCGGAATGACGGCGCGAGAGCGCTCCGTCTGGGGCGACCAAGGCTTTTCCTTCCTCGGTCAGGGTCAGCAATTCGTCGCGCTTGCCGATTCCAGGTGACGTGATGTAGCCACGCCGCTGCAGGCGCCAGGCCGCGTCGTTCATATAACGGCCGAAGCGCTCAGCGACTTGCTCGCTGGTCATGCGCCCAGCGCGCAAGGCCAGCATGAGGCGGTGCGCGGAACTGCCGGGCACTACACCGCCAACAGCTCTGGGGGCATCTGATTTCGGACGGCCCATCACACAGCCTCCGAAAAAAGGCCGAGGAAAGCACGCAGCTTTTTGACTGCGGCTGGGCAGAGTTCGACTGTGGCATCGCCCAGCCCATCTTCCATCACTAGCGTCATGGTGCCGTCGCTGAAGATACCGACCTCGAACTCATCGGCATCTTCTACAAAAACCGCGAATATCCCACTGCTGTTAGTGGCTTTTGCCAACTTCGCCTGGCTCTCAACCAGATCTGGCGGAGATCGATCAATCGTCGTTTCAGCAACCGCCGGGGCATGTTCGTGATCGGAGACGACAGGAGCAATGACGACAGTCATCGGCCTATCATCTTTTTTATCTACTAGCTGTGAAGAAGCCAGGCGATACATGCCGACGTTACCTCTGCTTCCGGCAGGGCGCTCGGCAAGCGGGTCGTTGTATAGGCGACCGTCTGCCTTCATGAAGTAGATTTCGCGAGTCAACGTTTCCGAGTCAGGCGGAAATTCGACTCGGGCGCTGATTTCCTTAGCGCTGAGCGCAGCATCACTTTCCATCAGCACCTTGGTTATCTTTTCTGCCAGCGTCAGTTGCTGCGCGGCAATCAATTGCCCGGCGACAGATGCAGTAGACTGGGGCTGCTGAGCATCCGGCCGATCGATGTAATAAGCCCAGTCATTACCGACCTTCCTACGATCCACCTTCATGCCGGCATACAGCCCTGCCAGCACAGCACGCGTGCTTTCCTCAGTACAGCCGATATCTTTGGCGATTTCCGATGGGACAACACCGTAGTCTTTCGGCTGTTTTCCCAACCATGCCATCACCGTGACATAGTCTGCACTCCCGACCTTAGTTTCTGCTACTGGACGCACCGGCTCGGTATTGACGCTGGTTGCTAACCAGACGCCGCGGTTCGGATTGCTGACGGCGCCATCCTTCTTGAGCATGACAAGGTGGCTAGTGATGGCGGCTTCATTGACCAGGTGTTCGAACTTGGCGACCAGATCCAGCTTGCTGATACCGGCAGATCCTGCTTCCTTTACGACAGCTAGCACCTGCTGGCGGGTAACGACGGTTTCACGAGACATTTCAATCTCCGATTTGAAGATGGCCGGCGGGACGATGCCCGGGGCAGCCTTTGGGTTGCGATACGGGCAGGCAGCACGGCCGGCCTCGGTGATCAGGTAATAGCCGTCGATCTGCTGAATAAATCCGAGCCTGGTGAGAGAGGTCACCCCAGAGCAATTGCCCAGGCGCTCGCTGATCTCCCCACAGGTCAACCTCCCAGCCCGTAAAGCAAGAAGAAAACGGCCCTCATGCGAATCGGCGGTTATCGGTTTCATCGGGCGGCCTTCACCCATGCCAGGTGCCAGCTGTAGCCAAGCTTGACGTGCAACTTCAAAGCTAGCGCCAGGCGCCGTACGGCGCGCAGCGGAAAGGTCAGTGCGCGGTACATTTGACCTCCCGCCAGAAGACGCGAATGTGGTCGATGCAGCCAACCCAGTGCTCAGTGGTCAGACCGTTCTCTGTGCGCGTCACCCATTGGCAGCACTCTTCTCCAAAAATAGCCGTGAGCCGAGGTGAGGCAGCGACAACCAGGTAGGCACCATTGCGGTCACCGCTGACCTGCAGAACAGCCAGGTGTTTCTCGACTGCGAACCGCCAAGCGGTACGCATGTCTTCCTGTAGGCGGTCAAAATCAACGCGGTAATCAATGCGACGGTTGCCATTGATCGGCCCACCAACCGGGGCAAAGAATGCCGGGGCAAGGTGTTCTGGGATGATGCCCGGGTGTAGCGGATGAATTGTGGATTTCACTTTGCTTCTCCTTCGGTGGTGGGCTTGTGGGCGCAGGACTGGCAGCAGCGACGCTGGTCAAGAGCAGAAGGGTCCCAGGTGGGAACCGGCCCAGAATTGACCTCGATGCAATGCTCGGTTTCGATCTCGGCGCCCAGGTAAGGGCAGGGGTGACGGTCGAAACAGGCCAAAAT